GTTACCACCTAAGCTACCACCACCTGCCATAGGCATTCCTGCCATAGCTAAGCCAATACCCATAGCGGCTCCTAGCGGATCAGACTTCTGCTTAACAGTAGTTTTCTCTGTACCTTCTTGATCAAACTCACCAACTAATGGATTAGCTCCTAAGAAGTCATAGAACTGTGATAGGTTAGTAAGCTCAGCCAAGCGAGGAGCATTGAACATATTAATCTCATTCATAAGCTCTTGCTGTGAGCGTATACCACGCTGACCACCAATCTGACCCATAACATCAAAGCCTCTCTCACCTGTTTGTAAGGCCATTGGTATTAAGCCTTGAGCCTGTAGTGCAAGCTGCTGTTGTCCCAATGCTGCTTTGGTTAAGGCTTGTTGAGTATTACGATCAATCTCACCTGCGAGTAGTCCCAGACCTTCTTGACCTTCACTACCACCATACTGCCCTACTGCTGACGCTTTTGAAATAAAGGTACAGACTGCCTACTAAACTGAGTACTTGCCTCTCCTAAGATATCCTCCATCTGCTGTTGAAAGATAGAGTTATTCTCAAGATCACCAGACATCAACATGTTCTGAAGCTGAGTCTGCTGAGTATTAACCAGATCAGTCAAGCCACCTGTAGGGCTGTACATATCAAGCAAACCCTGCTGAGCCTGTGCTATTAATGGATCTTCATCAGCAAGCTGTGTACCTTGATAGATACCTTCAACGCCTTGATTGTATAGATTAGTAGCGCCCTCTAAACCAAGGACAGCGCCTTCACGCAGCTCGTCACTTAATCTACTTTTCTGTTCTGATTCTACTGTTGTTGTACTACCGCCACCACTCATCTTAAAACTCCTTAATCATTAATACTCTGTCACAAGAATAATCAGGAAGCAGTTTAAGCCATCCTTTCCTACCTTGTATCTCAATTCCATCTAATCCTTTTGACTTAGACCACTCTTCTATTTCGCTAATTAAATGTACCCACTCTTCAGCACCATCACCACCTAGTAGATGTATAAGCAATCGCTTAGTGGTTGGGTATGTAACAAGATTAGTTACTACAATACCTACTACATCTTTATCAGTAATTAACCACAGTTGGCTATCACCTTTCTGAATATTAGTTAACACGCTTTCAACAGTTACTTCAGGTGCTTTGACTAATACCTTATTCAAGTAATGTAATACTTTATCTTTGTTACTAATCAGTTCATCTATTGTAGTAACTCTTGTAACCTTATACGTCAATGGCTTTACCTGTTACGTTTACATCTAATGTATCAAAGGTTACAGCGGTTGTGCCTGATGTTAGGTACATCTTAACAGTGATTACTTGACCTGCACTTACTGTACCATTAGAAGTAAAGCTTATAGGTAAGTAATCAGAGCCGCTGAAGTTCATAGTATGTAAAGTACCTGCTACTAACGAACCATTTAAATAAACACCAATAGCCGCAGGTGAACTACCACCGCCATGACGTTTAACATTAGCACTGAAGGTTAATGTATACTTACTGTCAGACAGGAAAGTAATAGTACCTGCTGAATGACTAGAAGTAATGCCTTCTTCATCTGCCCTTACAGTGTCATAGGCTGTAATAGTAGCGGGAGTAGTACTAAGTGCCATAGTAGTTCCTGACGTAGCTAGGAACATACCTGTCTCATGTGTCTCGCTAATACCACCTAAGAACCTAGCGATACGCTGTAGCTCATTGTTTATATAGACAGGGTACGCTTCCATATCCTGCGGAGGAGGTAGAGGCACATACTCAAGTCTCATTCTGAACCCTCTATACTGTACTCAATACTGTATCCAGTTAATGCCCAGATATCATTACTAGCAGAATCTACTTTAATACCTATGTACCTACCACTCTTACGGAAGTTAGCTTTGTAGTCTTGTCCTATTACAAAGGTATGTGGATCAGACCACGACACCCCTTCACCTTGGTTGTTCTCTGACCCTATAGATATGTTAACTGTACCTTCACCTACAAAGTGCGGATAGATAGCGTTAACATACTTGTATCCTTTGTCATCACCAAAGTCTATACCTATTCTTTCAAATGTAGTAGTGTATGTAGTGCTGCCATTAATAGTAAGTCCCGTATTACCTTTGTAGAACTTAGGCGTATCATACCCAACAATAAACAAACTCTTAGCAGATGGATTAAACCTTTCTTCTCCCCAAGGAGTACCATCTGAATCCCAGTAGCCTGTATCAGCATCCCATATAGAAGGATTTGTATTATCGTCCACAACTACACCAGTAGATATATAAGACACCCCAGATATATCACGCTCTGCCCATGCATCAACTTCCCAGTTCCACACCAATGCTTTGTTGGCTGCTCCGTTGGTGCTGTCCTGTGTAGGAAAGTAAATCCAAATCTCTTTACGAGGTACGTCAGCTACGCATTTAACCTTGTCTACGTGGTCAGGATTAATCTGAGTGTACAAGGCTTTAGCTATCTTGTTAGTAATAACAGACTTCTTAGAAGTACCATCATGTACATAAACATCACTGACACCTACGACAAAGTGCTTCCCATCAAACTCAGCCACACAGTCACGAGAAAGAACACCCGTATCATCACTAAAGACTTTCCTGAATGAGAATATAAAGTTACCGCCTATGAACTGCATAGCCCACACTGCGTCACTCTTGTAGATAAAGAACGTATCATTAAGAGCAAGACCATCAATACAACGACCTGCGGTATCTGGAAGAATGTTATAACCCGCCTGTACAGCAGGGTCTACAGGATCCCATGAAGTAGGTACGCCACCTAAAGGAGCTGTATCACTCCACTTAACCATAGAAGGATATGGCTCACCTGCATCATTAAATATATCTAAGGCAATCAAGTAGTTCTTAAACGGGCGTACAACACCTGTAGTCCAACCAGTAGGCCATGCAGTCAAGTCTTGCATCTTACTAGCATTAGGCACTAAGAACTGAGGAGCGTCTGTCCTGTTGTTCATTATCAACGCACCATTAAATGTAGAAGATGTCCAACCGCTATCAAAGTCTCCAGTGTAGTTTACATCTGATCCACCAGACTGACGGGTTATGTTAATATTACTATTACCATCTGTCTTATATATCTTATCCTCACTAGCGTATACCCAGAAGTTAGTAATATTGTCTGTCCAAGGCACAGCAATAATAGGAGTAATAGAGGGAGTAACAAGTACTTCTTGATAACCTAATGCTCTATTGCTTCTGTGGTTAGCAAAGTCAACATTACTTATCGCACTCCATATCTCATTAGGTAGCTCATACGGAGACAGGTCAATGTTAACCCCTCGCGGTCTTGATACTTCTACCTTCTTATATGGCATGATTAAGCAGTCCTTTTCCAACGATAGACAACACAGTATGGAGGCATGTTCTCATGAGCGCTGCCACTACCTGCACCTCCTGTAGTACCGCTAAAGGTGTGGTTGTGATTACCTACAGTGGATGTAGTTCCTGTTACCATACTAGAAGCTCCATCAGCAGCTCCAGAAATACCAGACCCTCTTGCGTATTCATATGTGTAGGTGTGGCTATGAGAGCCGTTTGAACTTGTTGTACCACTAAACGAGTGGGTATGGCTTGGCATCTGTGCGGAAGTTAAAGCTACAGTCTTAGCACCGCCAGTGTCATTAACGCTGTCAAAAGAACCATCACTGCTGTCTTGACCTACAGTAACTCTACCATTACCATACCTTACCCAAGTAGTACCAGTAAAGTATGTACTAGGATTAGCACTAGATGTAGATTCATAGATAGTTCCAACAGGATATATTATATTAAATATACCACCTGCTAAAAGGTTAAGCTCAGCTGCCGTAGCTGTAACCGCTGCTGAACCAAGGTTAGGGAATTGTGTTTTCAAGACTTCTTTCAATAGACGAATATGATTATCGCCTTGAGCCTTGCTGTCAGTCCCTAGCGGATTAGTTGACACTAAGTCAGTTATGTATGTTGCCGTTTCAAGTCCCATTATAGCCTCTTATTTATTTCTTTACAGTTTTATGTACATATATGTGTACACTTATTGCACTTTTATGTACATATTACCTTTTAGACTTAGCGCCAGAGCATTTCCAACGCTTGCGTGAAAGATTGTTAGGAGTGTTGGGATCGTTCTGCTTCTTCTTAGGCAGACGCTTCTTAATCCCAAGACTACGAGCGCAATAGCTATCGCCCTTAGCAGTACCTGCTCTTACTCTAGGGCCACCCCCTTTAGCCTTACCTGCTTGACCATAGCTAACCTTCTTACCGCTAGCAGTGATCTTTACTTTGGCTTTGCCTTTACGAGGTTTCCTAGTAGCCATTACTTATCCTCATCTTTTGTTTCATTAAATATACTTTGCACAGTATCAGACTCATATATTCTAATCCCTAACCATACAATCGTCAGCAAGGACGCTGTAGGCGGTAACCATGCGGCCAATGATGCTACTGCTGTTGAAGCGGCTGCTACATCTAACATATCTTTTGTTTGCTCATCCATTTGATTGACCTATAATCCAAGAAAACACAGAGTAAACACCTATAGCCAAGATAAGTATTCCTGTAATCTGCACTGTGTTCCAAAACACTGCCTTACGTCTACGCTCCTGTGCGTACACAGTCTTCTCTCTTTGCTCCTTAATCTTCCTACGTAACTCGACCAACTCTTTGTAACCATTCGGCCCGTAGGAATACATCAGGAGTTCCCTGAGTTCTTTCTCTTGTTGCTGTATCTTCTTTTGGTGAGCATATACCTGCATTGCCTCTTGCTCAACAGACTGTGATGCAACAATCTTCTTAAACAGGGGCGGGTTTTCTGCTCTTCTCTGACATTCATTTAAATCACTTACTGCTCCGTACCATCGGCCTATCTGACCCATTGTATCCTCAACAGCGCGACCCGCAGCTACCATACGCTTGATCGTGCCAAAGGCGTTAGTGGCTATGCTAATTGCTGTTACTGGATCAATCATTACTAAGATACCCCTACCTGTTTAATTATATAGCCTTTAAGAAACTACGACCTTCATCAGCTAGTTCGTACTTCTCGCCAGTTCTACTTACTACGGGTTTAAATATAGTCACTGCTACTCTAGCGTCTTGCATCTCGCTCACTTTGTGGAACACATCTGTGTTGTGGTAATACCAACTGTTCTGTCTGTACTTTACCTTCTCTACCATATTTAGGTCATCGTCATAGAATGAAGTCGTTGGTGAATTATCTGTAAGCACGTTGTTGTAGCAGTAAGTTCTTATGCTGTCTTTGTGGATTGAGGTTTTAAAGATATAGGTAAACCGTTGCAACCCGATAAAGTAATCATCACTCAAAGGAAGATTGTCTTTCACCCAAGCCAACAAGTAGTCAGGTGCGTCCACGATCCCGTAGACTGATTCCTCATCCTCATGGCTAGGTGATGCGCTTTTACCCCCAATAGTTTCAGCGGCCAAAGTATAAGAGATCAGCTCAGGTATCATATCTTCAGGTAAAGACGGCCAATCTTTCTCTTCGTAGTTCATGCAGAGACAACCGAATTATAAAAAGCAATGTCATCTGCGTAGTGTTCTTGCAATGCTGACACGCAGTCTTCAGGCATCCACGTTTCAATCGGCTCTCTAAACTCCTGCGGCACGACATTCAACAAACCTTCTCTAGGGAAAGGATCAGGGCGAGAGCCACCCTTTGACGCAATAACATCTCCAACTACGCTCTCCACATCTAAGTATGGGTAAGCAGTAGCCACCTGAACACCATCATGGAAGAAGTACTCTTTCATCTTAGACGCGACGATAGGATGTTTGTTACGGAACTTACCATTGCGGATAAATGCAGTTAGGTACTCAAGAACTGGAAGGTTAACATTTGCTAGATGTCGAATTAGAAACTGATCCGACACCCACTTTTCAAGGGGATCTCTTACAAAACCAAATGTGTGGAAATCTGTAAGTTGCTGTTCTGTAAGTAGACCAAGCCGAACAAGATGCGTAGGCGTAAGATGATGTAGTAAGATACATTTCTTTACCCAATCTGGAAGCTTCAACCCAACAAGCTTTCCTACCTCCGCTTCCCCCGCAAGCCCTAACTCTTTTACAAAGAAAGAAAAGTGGTTATTGAACATCGGAGTGCGTGAGCGCGGCAACTCAGCCTTACGGTGTTCAGGTATACTACAGAAAACATCCGTTGAGTTGGCAATGTCAGACTGTCTAAGTGCAGTACACGCAGAAACGGATGCAGTTCTGGGAACTCCTATCTGAACAAGTTGATGTTCATATGAGATGTACATTAGGGCGCTCCTGTCGTATCAGCGTAGCCGTTTTGCACTAAGGCTTCTGGCGTGTGTTTACGTATTAGTGCTTCTTGCATAGCCCCAACTGTTGACCCCTTCCATCGTGCCGCAACTGTGGTTGGCGTAAGTCCGTCTTTCCATTTCTGAAACGCAAGAAGTCCAAACCCAACATTTAGAGAATCATGCTCTTTAAAGTTCTTACCTGCCCCATGTGTCTGCCCTTGAAATAATGTCTCTGAGGCTTTCTGTTCAGACTCTTTCACTAACCTTCCATCAGTAACGCTAAACTGGTCAAGACGCATCTTGATAACCTCAACATCTGGATGACCATGAATAGGTAGGTTAGGTGATGGATGAATAAGGTAAAGCTCCACTTGGAATTGACCACTCCTGAAAAGACAAAAGGAAGTTGCATCATCACTTAGATGCACAGTCTCGTCTGGCGGTGCTATCGGACAACCATTCACTGTCCACCACTTGGCGAAATCTTTAACTGATTCCCATTGAGGTATCTCTACACCATCTAAAGGGTTAGGCATATAAAACGTAGAAGTCGCGTTACTTAGTTTGATCATGGTTATACCTGAGATATTATTTCTATATCTTTAGGAACGTAAGCAGAATCTCTCACTAAGATTGCTACGTTATCCGCATGACCTCCCTCAAGAAGTTGATCTAGGAATGAAGCACCGCCTTGAGCATCTAAAGCCCACTGTAATATCTGCGTTTGCGTTACGTCTTCGTAATCCACGAATGAATCTGCATTAATAGAATCCGTGTCTAAATATGTGGTGACTCCTCCAGTGCTTTTTGCATTGGTGTGGTCTGTATCAAAGAAACTTACCATCCAATTAACTTTCACGACAACATCTACCATGCTATCCTGTTGTGGTATTGTATATACTTCCTTGAGTGTCATTTCATAATCAATATTCATTGTGTTGTTCCTATTGGTAAATTCCTAGCCAACCCCGTCCTTAGTTTCGCTACTCGTTTTAATGTTTTGGCAGCTACCGCCTCGACCTTTTGTTTGGCTGACTTAGGCAATCCATCTGTAAGTCCAATAGCCGCTTCTAATTTGTATGCAAACATCTCGTTACCGTTTGCTTTACCCTTTTCATATACAGGGATGTAATTCATAACGGATGCCTGTTCACCTAGCATCCCGTAGTCCATTGCCACCTTTGCGCTGATGGCTTTCTCTACAATCGGATCACACTTGTGATTCATGTGCCGAGGCATTCGCAACCTTTTAACCTTCGCTAAAACCCCTGCATCCGTTTTAGGTATCTGTACCCACCGCTTTGGATTTATACAAAAGATCGATAGATCCATAGCCTTTTCGTTGAGCTTACTACCAATCAGACTATATATGTGCTTGCTTGCTNTATTGTCGGTGAAGACTCCCTCTCTACTGAGGCAGATGTCGTACTTCTCAAGTAGTTCTCGTTCAGGTAAGTCGCCATCTTTTAGATTCAAAATGACCCCGCTCTTAACTACCAAACATAACTCGTCAGAATGTCGTAAAGCCGTTGGTATAAAACCATCCTGATAAGAAACAACTTCATAGTCCCAATCAGGCATATTTGTACGAATGCTGTTAACTGTTAGTGCGGTTAGCTTGTTGCACTCGACCACTAAAACTCTTAGGCGCAACGTGTTCCTCCAAAGCGTATTGATTAAAGAACCTGTCTATTCGATGTTCTGGGTTCTTGACACTAGCAGGGATTAACCCTGACTCTTTACAGGATAAGATTGCTTTCAGCTTATCCGCACTTAACTGACCCTTATCCATTACCGCTCTGTATATCGCGCTGTAGGTACACCACTGGTCTTCTTTCCCAAACCTGTAAACAGTCTTTCCTTTAGCTAATCCAGAAATGCCCATTTCTGAGTTATCACAGCAACCGATTACTTTAGCGTTGTTTAGTAGTTCATGTCCTGATACTTTCTTTTCAATTACAGCGTCACCATACTTGTGAACTAGGTGTTGATAAGCAGGTGCTGATGTTAAGGGATGGCATTTAAGCTTTGCTCCCTGACGTACAGCATTGTCTATCTTCTTCCAATCCGTCACCTTGTTTAATATGTTTGTACCTGCCAGAAATACTACGAAATCATGCTGAAGGTTCTTAGTCCTTAAACGATATTTATCTCTACAGCTATTCGCCATTTCAGTGAAAAGCCGTTCACCTTCTTTTGATACTTTTGTTTCTGCCGCCTTCTTCATTGCCTGTGATGCCTTAACAGAACTAGCAACTCTTAGATACAAAAACTGTGTTAGCATATCCGTATAAACATATCCGTGAATTCGCTTGTCGCTTGGGAAATCGTACCAAACATCATACTCCACTTTTGTTCCATTTAATCCACTCTCTGGTAGTAGCGTCTTAAGTTCAGTCAACTTGTCGTTTGCCTTACTTCGCAACACGTTTCCAGATTTGAAGAAGTGAGCAACAGAATTCCCTAGCTCGTCGTTGTCAGCTAACTTTCTCAAGCTCTTCTCTCAAATGCATAACTTTGTTTTCAAGCTCTGAGATGCGATCTTCTGTTTCGCTAAAATGCTCCATGATTACTTCCAAAGCATTCTCCAACTTCCCATTAATTTCTTTGAAATCCATCAGTCTTCCGTCCACTGTGAGCCATCCCAGTATCGCCCGTTGTGTGCGCTTCCACTGGTTACTTCAGTTTGGTTTCCTGTAGCTGTCAACCGCTCGTAAACCACAGTGGCGGTGTCGCGGTTCGTAGTCGTTGATCGGCTTGTGCCAGTTGCATGACTAGTGGAGCGCGAGGTGTTTGTTAGATTCGATGTGTTTGTGTCGCGGCTCGTAGTGTTAGACGTACCAAACGTAGTCGTCGTGTTGAACGAGGTTGTCGTAGACTTCGATGTACCGCGACTAGTGTTGTACGATGTTGTGTAACTGGTAGTCGTACTTCTACTAGTACCCCGTGACGTTGTACGAGAAGTAGAGATGTTTTGTTGGCGATATATTCGGTAATAGTCTGCACCATAACCATCGTTGTATTGAGGAGTGCCGCTTCTATAGTACGTCCATCCACCCGTTGTATATGACGATACGTTTAAGCCCGGATTGAGATTGCTGTAAATACTAGTTCCGTTCCACCATATGTTCGTCAGATAGTTGTTAGNGTCANNGGTTANCCACATCCAGAAAGGAGAANTCTGATTATAATAACTTCCAGATGAAGGCTGTCTGTTCGCAGTGTACGTCCAACTAGTCGTGTAACTGGTTGTGTAACTAGTAGTGGTACTTCTGCTCGTACCTCGGCTAGTGCCGTAAGTAGTTGTATAACTAGTAGTCGTAGCCCTACTTGTCCCCGTAGCACGGCTAGTGTTGTACGAGGTTGTATAACTAGTTGACGTGACTCCAGATGCACCTGTTGAAAAGGTAGTCGTGTATGTTGTAGTTGTATCGTAAGAAGTCGTAGTCGAGAAATCAGTAGAAGTGTCACGGCTTGTCGCGTACACCGCATTCCAGACAGTACCTAACGTACCGTTGTCGTTAGCGACAACATAGTTAACGCCATAAAGCGTACCCTGATCTCCCTTTACAAAGATCTGAGTAGGTTCTTTCAGAGTACCACTGTCGTTAACTTTGATAGTCATAGCGGCCTCTTAAACTACATACCAAACGTGTCCGTTAGCAAAGCCACTGGCGCTAGTAGGAGCAGTAGTGACAACAGATTGTGTTCCAACATTAGATGGTAACGAATAAACAGTGTCGGTACTGGTGATCGTGAAGTTAGGGTATGTACCCGATATGCTAGTAGCACCTGCTCCTGTGAGTGCGACAGTCTGGTCAGCTTGTGCAGCTGTAGCGTAATCACTGGCAGCGGTAGTTGCTGCTGTACCTAAACCTAGATTAGTCCTTGCCGTACCTGCATTATTTAAGTCTGACAGATTGTTGTTAGCAATTAATGCCCCTGATAAAGAAGCATAAGCAGCTACCCATGAGCTACCTTCGTACACCTTCATAACATCATCAGTTGTGTTATAGTAGAGCATACCCGCAGCTAGAGCATCACCATCGTTATCGGTAGTAGGGTCACTTGAGTAAGGCCCGAGATACCGATCATCAAATGAATCAAAGGCTGCTAATGCTGCATCTCTTGCAGCTTCTGCGGCAGTCTGTGCAGTGGCTGCCGAGGTAGCACTGTCAGATGCATTAGTCTCTGATGTAGAAGCGTTAGTCTCTGAAGTAGCTGCGTTGGTTTCAGAGGTAGCTGCGTTAGTAGCAGACGTAGCTGCATTAGTTTCTGAAGTTGCAGCATTAGTTTCTGAAGTCGCTGCGTTTGTTTCTGATGTAGCTGCTGCTGTTGCTGACGCTGCTGCATTAGTTTCAGATGTGGAGGCATTAGACTCAGAAGTCGCTGCATTAGTTTCTGACGTAGCTGCGGCTGTTGCTGATGCTGCTGCATTGGTTTCTGATGTACCTGCATTAGTCTCAGAGGTAGCGGCTGCTGTTGCAGAGTTAGCTGCATTAGTCTCTGATGTAGAAGCATTAGTAGCAGACGTAGCTGCATTAGTTTCAGACGTAGAAGCTGCAACTGCACTATTAGCTGCATTAGTCTCTGAAGTCGCTGCATTAGTCTCTGATGTAGCTGCGTTAGTAGCAGACGTAGCTGCGTTGGTTTCTGATGTAGATGCGTTAGTAGCAGATGTAGCTGCGTTAGTCTCTGAAGTCGCTGCCGCAGTTGCAGAGTTAGCTGCATTAGTTTCTGACGTAGCTGCCGCAGTTGCAGAGTTAGCTGCATTAGTAGCTTGTTGTTCAGCAGTACCTAAATGTACTCCTGACGTATCATCATAATCTTCATAAAAGCCTGTCATATCTTATCTCTTAGGTATGATGCCAATAGTAGAGCCAGACCAATCAGCATCGTCTGCCATTCTCATTATGTCTTGTGCAGTTGCTTTAAACTTAGCTTCCCACTGCAAAGCGTCTTCAGTATTCTTTGTATATAAAGATAACTCAGATAATGCACCATAAAGTAAAAGGTCAGTACCATGCTCTACAAACCAGTTAGTATCTGCATCGTTAACAAGATCAGCAGCTACATAGTAATAGTACAAATCAGCAGAGCTTACATCTGAAGTAGGAGCAATAACAAACTTACTCTGCTTACGTGCAAAGTATTTAGGGTTGCCTTGATTGTTCTGCTGCTTAGTTACAAAAGCAAGATCTTTACGTTCAAGCTCTATCGCCTTACCATTAACTGTAACTACAAGAGACTTCGCCTCTAAGTAATCAGTAGGTAGGGCTAAGGCATTGTTAGTTACTGTAATTGTAGAAAAGCCCTCCAAGATAGGAAGGCGTAGAATTCTGTTTGCTCTGTCTTGAGCTATATTGATAAACGAATCAATAACTGAATTTGATATATCTGTTCGGTTACTCCAATCCTTAACTAGAGTTCGGAGTTCACCTAAATTGTTTACTGCCATTATATACGCCCATTATCTGTACGGAGTTTCAAATAATCTCTATCTCTTAAACGAGCCATCATCTTTGCTTTCAATGAAGGATCACTAAAGAGTTGATGCATAGAACAGTTCCATTCTTTACACCAAGCATTAATTAAATTAAGTGGGATAGTAGCAACCTTACGACCAAAGGTATCTTTGTTAGTTCGGTTTAGATTATTGTCAGCTTCGATCTTATTGTTGGCAAAGATTGAGCTATAGTCTTGAGTAGTGCCGATGCTAAGAGTGTCATCGTTGTTTTGAATGATATGAGTGTGAACGTCAGACATAGTTACTCCTAGAATAATAGAAGGCTGAGATGCCTATTAAGACATCTCAGCCTGTGTAGCTCTTAACGATTAGCTTACGTTAAGGTCACGAATCGCACCAGAGGCGGCTTCGTTATTAGAAGTTAGGGTGTACTCAACTAGCAACTGCTTAGACTCAAAGTCACCAGTTTTGGCGATGTCGTGAGTCTGGAAGTCACGATATGTATCAACAGAGAACATGTCTGGCTGAAGAACCAGAACAGTATCGTTAAGCATAAAGCGGTTAGGCACAACAGACAGATCACCGTAATCAGAAACGTAAACGTCTACTGCATTAACGATAGTCTTGTCACCTACTTCCTTGAACTTAGTAGCGTTACCAGTGAAAGCAGTGATCTTAGCTTTCTGGAAAGCGTTACACATAACGATGGAAGGAGTTCCACCCTGTACCCAACAGTCTTCAACAACTTCAGTTAAGAGAGCTTCAGTAAAGTCACGCGCATCACCACTAGTAGCAATATCAGTACCGTCACCAGTTGGAGCTGCACCAGTAGTTGCACCTACTAAACAGTTAGTAGACAACCAAGAAGTAACAGAAGCCAACTCACGAGCAGTACCGCCCGCAGCACCTGCAACTTTAGCCTTGTCAGTACCGACTAGCGTCTTCTCCATGTCACGCTTCAATTCCATTCCTTTCTTAGCCAACTGGTATGCCATCTGAGAAGCACGACCCGCAGCATCAGCTGCTTCGTTAGAACCAGTTACGCTTACAGTCTTAGAAGCGATCTGAGTGTAGTTACCTACGCGAACAGTAGCAACAGACTCAGCAGCAGGAGCGGCAGCGCCTTCAGCAACTTTGTTGTCAGCAGCCGCAGTTAGGTCATCGGTCTGCCACTCGTGATAAGTACCAGAGGCTGAGCCTTTACCTACGTTAGACATAAATGGGGTGTCAGTAGGTGCGATGTTGTAAATAATATCAGCCAGATCCTCACGGATTCCGACTGTTCCATAAGTTTCAAATACGGGATTAGCCATTGTAATAGTCCTTTAATATAATAAGATTAAGAAGTTAGTGATAGAAGAGCCGCAGCTGCATCATTCACTGAACCAGAGCGTTTTAGCTTTTGCCGTTGTTCCTTAACCGCGCGAGCCTTTCGTGTTTGTGCAGTTGCTGGAGCAGATGCCTTTACTTTCTTCTTAATAACAGGCTGACGCTTTTTCTTAACGGTAGCCTTCTTACTAACAAGTTCATCGTAAAGACGAGCCTTATTCAGCATTGCAATATCACGAGCGGTACTGATAGTGTTTAAGGTAGCATCATCGTAACCTTGCCCCTTAGCATAATCAATAACACTTTTCTGAAACTCTGGAGATAACCACTCAGGTACTAGCTGATTTAGTTTCTCCTGTTCCATAGCTACAATCTTCTTCTGCTCTTCCTGTCGCTGTAGTTCAGCCTTTTGTTGCGCTGCTTGAAAGTTCTGAATGTTTTGACGTAAGTTGTCTTCAATATCCTGAACACGCAGTTGCTGTCGTACATATTCAACAGGGTCAGCTTCTTTGTCGATTGAAGCAAGCAGTTCTTTAGACTTATTAACCTCTGCCATTTGTTGTGCGGCAGCTAGTTCCATAAGTTGCAGATACTGTTGTCTCTCAGCTGTCAAGTTTGTCTTAAGAGTATCTAACTCTTGAGACTCTGCTTGTAGCTTCTGGACTCGCTTAGTGTAATTCTTCTCTAGCTGATAACCCTTCTTCAGCTCTTCAAGGTTAACTTCATACTCTTCACCATCCACCTTAACAGCGTATAGATCATCTTCTGAAGTCTCCTCTTGAACCTCCGCTTGGTCATCCTCTTCTTCGGAATCCCCCACTTCAGCGTCACCGTCATCTTCTTCCGTTTCGATTTCGGTTTCTTCCTCTACCTCAAGTTCGACTTCAGTGTCGTCCTCTTCGGCAGCGACCTCTTGAGTTTCCTCTTCGAGGGTTTCTTGCTCTAGCACTTCTTTATCGGCTTGCTCCTCAGAGGGCGTTAAAAGACGGGCTACTGCATTATCAATACTGTTTTCATTGTTGGCATCCACTAGGGGTAGCCTCCTATTAAGTTATCTAATATTAATCTATGTATATATTATAACATACTTTATGCCAAAAGTAAAGAACTATTTCACCTTTTGCGTAAATTCGTAGTTAGATACATAGCCTTCAAGTACTTCGCCAAACATATCTATAGACTTTTGCAAGTACCAAAGCTTATTACGTTCTTCAGGATCATCAGATACTGACCATGCTTGGCATATGTTTTCTTTAACATCAGAGATAACCTCAGACATAAGATCACCTCTTAACAGTTCACGAGCTGCGTTTACCTTTTGTTCTTCGTCCAAGTTACTCACCACTCATTCTCAGTTTACTATCCCCAATACCTACGGGGCGCTTTTGTTGAGCTTCTAATCCAAGTTCAGCAGCTTCTTTCTTCTTCATCCATTCAAACTTCTCCCGCTCAAACTTCATAGCTTCTAGCTTGAGTTGGAGTTCCGCTTGTTTCATTTGAGCCTCTGCTTGCTGCGCTTGTGCTTGAGCTTGCTTTAACTGAGCATCAGCAGCATCTTTCTGTGCTTCGCCCTGCGCGGCTACCATATCAGCTGAAGGCTGTGGCTCTGGCGGCTTTATCTCTTGAGGATCGCCAATAAACTGTGCAGCATTTCTATACCCTGCGTTCTTTATAAATTCAGTAGCGAGAGTATGTACATGTTCTGGTTTAATCAGGTATCCATACTTAGTTTCGCCAATACCACGTAACATTGTAGAGATGTTATTCAAATGCATTAGCTGTTGATCTTTGTTCTGGTTACCTAGCCCGACAGTAACTGCCATATCATAACGATCTTTCCAATCATAAGGGGCAACAGGTACAAAGCGGCCTCGCAGTTTTACGACATCTACTTCTGAGTTGTTAGTTCGGCTTAGGCGGTAAAGCTGTAGGAACAGCTCCTTAACTCCTGTCTCTGCAAAGATACGAGCGATAAGCTGAATCTTCTCTTGAGCTGCGGTCATCACCTGATTAACAGCAGTGGCAGCAGTGTTAGAAGTTAGAGCAGATGCATCTAGTCCCTGAGTCATACGGGACACACCCGCACGATCCTCTCGTTCCTTTTCTAGCTCGTTTAAGAAAGGGAAGGTAGCCTGACCTAGCTGTGGCACTGGAAGCTGTCTAACAGCGCCCTGTACCTTCTCACGTACAATACCGCCAATGCGATTGTCGATCAGGTCTTGTAGATTAACTTGATTCTCAACAGCAGCATAGCGCCCTGCGTTCGATAAGGCTAGGTTGTCGAGAGTATGTCTCCACATCTTGCTGCGGATTTCCTGAATGTCTTTAACCAAGTCAGCAATACTAACACCAGTGAACTTATGCGGCATCATAATAGGAGATAGGTTAATAACAGGAACAGTTCCTATTTCTTCTTTGTCAAGAACTATATTACCAACCATATGTACTTGATAAAGCTTCATCTCTTCTGAGTCTTCGTCAAATACCTTGACCCATGCCTTGACATACTCAACTACAGTGCTGTTGCCAAAGTCAGCTGTTTCGTCTACATCACCAAAGCGAGAGTCCTCTACTTGGTTCTTGATTAAACTTGATCCGTGTCCTTCAGATATATCTTCACGGTTAAATCCTGCATCGATGAGCGATCCAATACTAACGTCCTGCACCCGTGCAACAAAGTCTGCATCCTTGATACTCTTGCTTCGCGCTTTAATCCTAAACTCAGAGGATGGGATGTTGTCAATGACTGGGCGACCCCGATAGTTAGTACGACGAACAGTAACGTCATAGAGGTTGGGGTCTTCTTCGTTAACTTCCTTATTGACAATTTCTAGGTTCTCTTCTTCTTCCAGTGCTTGGAGTTCAATATCTTCAATAGCGATAAAGTTCTCAATATCGCATAGTTCATCTTCTGACCAACTTACTTCTACTAGGCCATTCTTCATCAGCAGTGCATCTTTGAACCATGTATATAATACGTTAAACCCATCGCATCGTTTATCAAATACATAGTTCAAGTAATCTGTGGCTTGCTGTGCAGCAGCTTCATCCTCTGCACCCATAGGTTCAAACTCTACAAAGGTATCACCTGAAGCAAATACCTTCATCAAAGAAGGCATAATACCCTCTACTGTCTTTAGCGTATCTCGTGTAACTACAGATGAAAAGCCTTCTTCTTCATCGCCAAAGGGCTGACCGTAGTAATAGTCAAGAGCCTCTGACTGCTGATCTGCTAGGTCACCATTAGACCAAGAGTCAGCAGCGTTAAGTTCTCTGCTAACTACTTCAGATAGTTGTTCATTTGTGATAGTACTAGCCATCTATACATTACTCCAGTTTTTAATAGGAAGAGATTTATCACCATAGTCATACCAAGAAGAAGAACGCCCTGCCACTGCATATTGAGCGCACATAACAGCGTATCTGGTTGCTGACATAATATCATCTTTGATAGGAACTATCTTACCATCCTTACGGTGATACGATCTGAATTCTTGAAACCATTCATGCAAATGCGAGAAGACCTTAAACCTACCTGTCTCCATTCTCTGTAGCATCTCCATAATGGATGGTTCTATAAAGTTGTTACCTTTACCTGTATCTCCAGACGCTTTAGGGTTACGCGCCCAGTCATGTAGCATGTTAACACCCTGATCTCTGTACTGAGAAGCAAGGCTCACTCCGCTGCCCTTAT